AGTCATGAATAAAACGACCCAATACCAGGGAACTCGTCAGGCAATACTTGTCTTTTAGGTAAACGAACACCCATAACATCTATTTTCGCAGCTAGTTCAAATTCAACAATCTCTCTTGTTTCTGATGACTTACGATCAATCACATAAATCTCATCTGGAAATAACGCAGACGTATCAGGTGTGTAAGGGCTATTGCTACTAGGAAAATTAGCAGCATCTAAATACCTTAAAAGCGTTCGCCTTCTTGTTACTTTTGCACCCTCTAACCCCATCGATAAAGTTAAAAGAATCGTTGTGAATGTTCCTAAAATGTTGCTAACTCTAAGAGTTGGTCTTGGTAATTGCTTACCGTTATATTCAAAGCCTTCAGCTTCGATGGGCATCCTTGTATAAGTTTGACCGTCAAAAATAATATTCCCATTTGCATTTTGATTTGTACCAGCATGAAAACGATAAACAGTACTTGCTCCATGAATAGTCGAACTTAATTCAAGAATAAAAAGCTCAATAATAGAACTTGGATTTGCCTTTTGTAGCTCACTAACAGGAACAGCCATTAGGGTTCAAACACCTCTTCAAATGTCGCTGTAATAGTTGCGTAACCTGCCATATCGATTTGTTTGGTCCAATCAAGACAAATATATTCACCAGAACTTGATTCGTTTGGTGGGGTCCAAGTAAAGCAATCCGCGTCTGAAGCTCTCGCATCAAGGAACGTTTCAATCGTGTCAGACTCCGCTTCAGTTATGTTTTTCCAAGTTGGGTTCCATGTCTTAGCGTTTTGATTCATCCCAAAACTAATTCTGGCTTCATAACCATCAGCAAATTTAACCCG